GGCAAAGGTAATGCAAAGAAAGTCATTAACGACTTCTTTGATTTTGTGGGAACAGATGTGTATCTCACAGTAAGGGCAGAGAACACTGCCGCAAACAGGTTTTACGAAAAGGTTGGTATGGAACAAGTGGGATATATCAACTGGTCAAAAGGCAAAATGCCTGGGCTTGTTTGGAAAAAAACTGTTGACAAATCTTAATTGATTTGTTATTATATAAAAACTGATTAACAGGAGTTATCAGTTCAACACAAGCTATACGAGGAGATAAAACTATGGCTTTTAATATTGACTTTGATATTGAGCGTTCGCTCAAAGAATCCCCACCAGAATACCCAAAGGGTGTAAACTTTAAGAAACGAATTATTGCTAATCGTAATATTCTTATTCGTAACTACCAACCCCGAAATTTAGAACTACAAATTTCAAATATTGCGCCAATTCGCAATTCATATGAAATCAATGGCGTCTTGTATAACCAACCTGTAAAGGCAGGAGAAGCAAACGATAAAGATAAACGTAAGATAAATCTTCTTTCTGGTTATACTCGTGATGCAGCAGAAGAAGAACTTGGGTGGGGTGCTACGATGATAGATATCCTAGAATTTGATACCCCTCGCATTCGCCGTGAGTTTATGTATACGGCAAATATTGTTCAGAACCCTCGCACTGGTAATACTAATGCTGATATTGCAAAGGGTGTTGCAGATGGTATTGAGGCAGGAGAGATTAAGAATGATGATGTAGATATTCTTGCATTTCTTGATGTTGTTGCTGCAGACAAAACAGAAAAACAGAAAGAATCAATCATCAAACTTGCTCGTAAATTGAAATCACCATATGCAAACATGAAACCCTATGATGGGCCTCGTGCAAATGCTAAGTTAAAAGAACTTGGTTTACAATATGCTGGTATGTCAAGTAAAGAAGCAGAAGGTATTGCATATGCTCGTCCTACTGGTTATTCTAAGGGTGTATTTTGGGATTCACTAGAACTTGCAAAGAAGTATGGTGGAACTACTTTTGCTTCAGTAGTAATTTACGGTTATATTGAAAACCCAAAACCATCACAACTTGAAGCAGACCGTAAGGCATGGTTGAAAGACTTCAAACGGATGGAAGAGAAAATGGTTGATGTCATTTCCTTTGGTATGGATATGTCCATTGGTGATGTTAGAAAAGACTTAAACTGTCCTTTTGTTTTTGGTGGTTTTCTTCCACAAGACACAACACCAAACTCATCTGGTAAAATTAAAGAAACAGGTATTGTCGATGAATATGGCAATCCCTTTATAGGAAACTAAAATGAAAAAAGACACGATTATTACAGTTGTTCTATTGAATGGGGCAGAATTGATTGCAAAATATGTTGAAGAAGACTTCAACACTATAACCGTTTATAAACCAAGAATGGTGCAAGCGGGCCCGCAAGGCCTCGGTTTGCTAAACGGTATTTGCATGACCGCAAAAGAACCGAATGGTAATTTTCAATTGCCAAAACACGGTGTTTTGTTTATGGCAGAAACAGTTGATGAACTTGCCGCTGGATGGACTAAACAGACTACTGGTTTAGACTTGCCAAATAAATCAATTATCTCTTGACATAATCGTGTCTTTTTGATATAGTAGTAGAAACTTAACCAAAGGAAATAAAATGAAAGACGAAACTCTTCTCGTAGACTACATTCGATTTGTAGATGAAGTCACTTCTGAGGCCTCAAAAGACCCACAGGAGTTTTCTGACGCACTAGATATTATTGATGAGACATCTGGTATCTCACCAGAACGTCTTATTACTGCCGCAATGGGTATTTGTGCAGAAGGTGGAGAATTTACTGAAGTAGTAAAGAAGTGTGTATTCCAAGGGAAACCTATGGATGAACATACGATGTATCATTTGAAACGTGAGTTGGGTGATATTATGTGGTATATTGCACAAGGATGTATCGCACTTGAAATTCCTTTGGAAGATATAATTTGGATGAACATTGAAAAACTAGAGGCACGTTATCCTAATGGGTTTGATCAATTTCGTTCAGAAAACAGACAAGACGGAGACGTATAATTTATGGACTTTTTTAAAGACATTGCCAAGACAGCAGGCAACGAATATGCTGCACTAGTATCAGATGGCGTTGAAGCAGGGGATGTAGATTCCTTTATTGATACTGGTTCTTACATTTTCAACGCACTACTGTCTGGTAGTATCTATGGCGGACTACCATCAAATAAAATTACTGCTGTTGCTGGTGAATCTGCAACTGGTAAAACATTTTTTGTGATGGGTATGGTTAAGTCATTCCTTGATGCAAACCCAGATGCTGGTGTGTTGTATTTTGAGTCTGAATCTGCAATCACAAAACAGATGGTTATTGATAGGGGTATTGACCCTGCTCGTATGGTTATTCTTCCAGTGACAACTGTGCAAGAATTTAGAACACAAGCAATCAAAGTTCTAGACAAATATATGGAAACACCAGAGGGTGAACGTCAACCTATGATGTTGTGTCTTGACTCACTTGGTATGTTGTCCACTACAAAAGAAGTAGAAGACACTGCTGAAGGTAAAGAGACTCGTGACATGACAAGGGCACAAGTTCTCAAGGCTGCGTTTCGTGTATTGACATTGAAACTTGGTAAAGCAAAAGTTCCAATGATTGTGACTAACCACACTTATGATGTTGTTGGTTCAATGTTCCCTACCAAAGAAATGGGTGGTGGTTCTGGACTCAAGTATGCCGCATCTTCAATCGTATATCTTTCTAAGAAGAAAGAGAAAGATGGAACTGAAGTTGTTGGTAACATCATTCACTGTAAGAATGCAAAGTCTCGTTTGACTATTGAAAACAAGATGGTTGATGTTCGTCTGATGTATGAACGTGGACTTGACCGTTATTATGGACTACTTGAACTTGCCTTGAAATATGGTATTTTCAAATCAGTATCAACTCGTATTGAGTTGCCTGATGGAACTAAAACATTTGGTAAGACAATCAATAATGACCCAGAGAAGTTCTATACTTCAGAGGTTATGAAACTACTTGATGATGCTGCATCACAAGAGTTTAAGTATGGTAATAAAAAGATACAGGAAATAGAAGAGGAAGTTGAGGATGTTGACACCGAAGCAGAAGTTTGATAAACTTTGGATGTTAAAAGAAGAAATTGAATATGCAGAAAGTCAAATACGTCCACACGATACAGGACATATTAGCACTGCTATTGGATGGATGAACAGTCGATTGAAAACACTCAAAGAAGAGTTGGAGAGTGAGTTAGAAAAAGTTAATGACTAACTTTATTCAGACATATGATGATGTAATTAGTAAAGAATTTTGTGACCAACTAATTGCAATGTTTGAGGAATCTCCAGAACATCATGAGGAGATTTTCTTGGAAGGCCATAGATCATTCACACAAGTGACGTTGCAACAACACGCTGCATGGCGTCCATTTGCTATTGAACTTCAGAATGTTTTCGATCAATACATTAGTCGTTATATGGAAGACTGTAATGTTACTAATAAGATGTTCCCACAACAATATTCTTATGAAATGTTTAGGATGAAACGATATCTTCCTAACGACATAGATGAATTTTCTGACCATGTAGATGTTGGGAATTTAGATAGTGCAAGACGGTTTCTTGTTTTCTTCTTATATTTGGCAGAAAATGAAAGAGGGTTTACTGACTTCCCACAATATAACATTAGAGTTGTTCCCAAAGCAGGAAGGATGACAATGTTTC